CCTACGGCCTTTACTTATCTCTTTGGCGACTTGGCACAAGGGAGGGGGACTGTCAACGTAGCCTGGGCACCTCCGGGGACTGCCCCGGGCATCTATACCACCACTCAGTCGACAGCACTCTCTAATCAGGCAGTCATTTCGGCCTTGAGCGGCAATACGTCCCCGGGACCGACATCCGGGGCGACAGAGGAGGCCGGTCAGCTTGCAGCCAACTTCGTAAGCTCGAAGGTTGGGAATACTCCCTACGGTCGAAGTTACAATCCCCCTCTCGACGGACTGGGGCCAAACGAGCCGTCTTATGACTGTTCTTCTTTGGTGGGGGCCGCTTGGGACGCAGCCCTCAACATCACCAACTTCCCAAGTTCGACCTCCACTCAGTGGAACTCGTCTATGCTGTCTTCTCCTCTTGCGTTCGCCACGCCAGCCGACGTAGCCGTCTTACAACCTGGCGATCTACTGTACGTAGCTGACATTAGTAGCGATAAGGGGCCAAACCCACAACACGTAGGGATGTATGTGGGAGCAGGCAATGTGGTAGACGCCCCTCGATCCGGGCTCTTCGTTCAGATAACAGACCTGACTACGTGGATGGGTGCATGGTCGGGCAATGGAAGTGGAACCTTTTATGGAGCTAAGCGGCCCCTCGGTTCAGCTAATAATACGAGCACAAATAATGACCCCTTTGCTAACGGAACGGGAAACAATAGCAGTATAGCCGCCGCCCTTTCTGGACTTCGAAGCAGTCTAGTTGGACAGGGAGAGTGGTTCCCCGGTTCGGGTCAAGGTGATCCCAACGCAGGGGAATTCGTTGGGCTTAAAACCCTAATGCACGATTCCCAAATCATGCCGGTCTTCAGCGACATCGTAAGCACCTCTATGAGGAACTATTGTTCGGGACCCAACGGAGATTTCATTGCGTGGTTTCCTGACTACTTTGGTACCTATGGTTACGCTGCCCAGTGGATTCTATCAGATATAGAGATGCACGACTTCAACATAGCGTGGTCTGACGCCAATCTTGTGACGCACCAGTTCACCGCAGGGAGCACGATGGGGTCGGTTATCAATAACTCTATCGATCCCGACTATCCCCCTCAGGTAACCGAATACAACATGATACAAAGCTATGGGGTGGCTTCGATAGACCTCCCGGCCCTATTTCAGGCGCTTTTCAACATTCAGCCGACTGAAACGGGAGGGCTCTTCACTAATGCCTCTGAAATCTATCAGCAGTTTGGGCCCCGGCCCGCCTTTAGCCAGTTGATCGTCGCTGCCGGGGGGATAGCAGAGTTCTGGTACGCTGTTAGGTTATGGATGCAGTCTTGGGCCTCTCAGTTCTCGGCATCGGTGCCAATGACTTTTATGCCAGAACTGTGGCCTGGGATGCTCTTGGTCATGCAGGACCAGGGAGTACAAGCGTATATTCACTCCGTTACCCACCAGTGGAGCTTGCAAGACGGAGGAGGGTTCTCTACGCACGCCACTGTCGTAGCCCCCTCGGCCATCGACGGTAGCGGACTGTTCGGACTGCCGAGAGGAGGCACTCCGTAGTGACGCAACAAGACTCTACGTTCGGCTCCTTGGGTTTTGCCTTTAAGACAATGACCATTGAGGAAGTGGTCGATAAGTTCGCTTATGGAACGGACCAGTTCGGGGTATCTGTCAAGATTCCTATTGGACTTCAACGAGCCAAAGGGGGAGTACCAGAAGCAGGAGAGACTTGGGTCTTATCCAAGGACATGGGCTTATGGTGCTTCGCCGCCGTCCTCAACAACCCCGGTCCGGGCGGGAGCGTCCCGACCCTCAGCCTGTCGTACAACGGGAACGGCCCGGTCCCTTGCCAGGTCTTCGACGGGTTGTCGTGGGACCCATCAACCGGGGGCTTCCTCTACATCGTCCTCCCGGGCGCACTCTCCGGGTTCGATGTCGACGTCCCGGTGGCTGCGGCGGTCAATGGCAGCGGTGTGATCCAGGGATTCGCCATCACGCTCTTCAACGAGGTGTCAGCGATTGTGTTGGCGTTCGGCCCGACCGGCAGCCCCGCCAACGTCGACATCATCGGGCTGCGCCAGCCGCAGACGGAGGGCAGCCCGGGCGACACGGTGAGCGGAGGCGTCCCGTCGACCCAGGGCATGATCGTCCCGGACTACGACGGGAGCGTGTGGGTCTGCACGACCAGCTACGACCCGGTCGGTCCTGTCGATGCAGTGTGGGTGCAGATTACGCCGGGATGGGGAGATACCGGAGGGGGTGTCCCATCAAGCCCGGGACTCTACCTGGGCCAACTCGCCACCGACGCTTCGACAGGGATTCTCTATATGTGGAACGGCACCGCCTGGCTCGCCTCGGCAGCATTCACATAACCCTCCCCTCGACTATGCCTCTGATTTCCCACTAAGGAGTGTAATCATGATTACGCCCCAGCTTCAAAATGGCGACTTCGTTCTGTTTAATGGCTCGTTCGCCACCGTGACAGGACCCCAAAAAATACAACAAGACGTGATGGTTGCCGTCCAGACTCCGTATGGATCAAACAGATTTCACCCAAGATATGGCTCTCTGTTCTCTAGTTATGTCGGCTCTCCCACAAGCGCCTCGACCTCATCCATGATCCAGACCGAACTTGTAAGGATCGTCCAGAACTACCAGAGGGTACAGCTTGGTCAACTCAAGCAGGCTACCCTCAACGGCAACACGTCGCCATTCGCCCAGAATGATCTAGTCTCCTCCATCGGCTCTATTGGAGTGACTCAGACCCACGACAGCTTTCAGGTAAACGCCTCGGTCAATACGGCAGCCGGTAATGCCGTAAACGTCTCAACCTCAGTGACAGGTTCATAACTATGACAACTCAACAAGACATCGTAAGCCAGATGATTCAGGCGTATGCTATAGCGGAGCCCAGTATCGACACGAGTATCGGCTCTCCCATTCGATCTATCTTTGACGTGGTTGCTGAGTCGATTGCCGAATCATATGCCGACCAGTACCTCTTGAGCTACCAGTACGACATCGACTCCAAGAGTGGAGCGGACCTCGATGCGTTCGTGGCCCTCTTCGGATTCACCAGATTCGCCGCCAAGCGAGCCACCGGATCGGTGACCTTCTCTCGAATCTCTCCGGCCCCCCAAGATATTTATATCAGCGGAGCGACTCAGCTAACCACTCCCAACACCCCTCCGGTTGTGTTCAATACCCTGATGCCGGTGGTGCTCGTGGCAGGCAACACATCTTGTTCCGTGCCCGTACAGGCTCAAGTAGGGGGGTCGAGTGGGAACGTTGCAGCAAACACCATCACTAGGATCACGACCCAGCAGATGGGAGTCTCGTCAGTCACTAACCCGGTCGGGTGTTCGGGGGGATCAGACCCAGAGAGTGACGCAGACCTTCGTACCAGATTCAAGGCGACCGTCTTCCGGGCTTTGACCGGGACGGTTCCGATGTTCACGGCCGTTGGGCTAGACGACCCAGACGTGTCTAAGGTCAACGTGATTGGAGCAGCCAAGACATACAACGAAATGGTACAGGTCGTTGGGGGTGTAGCTACGTCTAGCGTACAGGACTTCAAGTACTTCTACGTTGGGTCTGACTCCCTGGGAGCCGACCTGTACTTCGGAGACATCTTCACGAATGGGATCGATTACACCATTCAGGTAGACCCGCTCACTCCCCCTCTCAGCCTGGCGGTTGGCACAAGCACCTCTAGTGGTTACTACGGAGCCGCCCTCACGATCAACTATGCGGTGTCAGCGCTGAACGTTTCGGGAGAGAGCTTGGCTTGTACTCCGGTTGCCGTTACTACCGGATCGGGCTCGACCAACTCAAACAGCCTTACGTGGACTGCCGAATCGGGAGCAGATAGCTACAACGTCTACGTCGACACTGGTGGCGGTCTAGAGTTCCTCGCCAACACTGACTCTGCCTCGTTTGTCGATACCGGAGCCGTCGCCGGAAGCGGCAATCCACCCACCTCAAGCGAAGCAACCAAGGTGCCTTACGTTCAGGCGAATACGATGCCAGATGGTCTGTACGAACTTCAGTACGACTACCTACCCACCTCCTCTCGCAACGATCCCGCCAACGGAATCACTAATCGAGTAGACATCTACGTCAACAATACGAGGTCAGTTATCGCCACGCAGAACACCCAGTTCTCTGACGAGTACATCTTTAACAACAACTCGGGTGACACCTACAACCTCAACAACTTCGTTCGCAACGATGGCACAAACCCTGTCGCTGGAAACTTCTTCATCCCCTTCGCCTATACCCCCGTACTAGACTGTGCAGTCAACGACGATGGGTCACACACCATCACCATGACGGCCGATGATGTAACGGTGGTCTTCACCGAGGGGGAGGCGTTCTGGACCGTCAACAACATAACCGCCTTCGGCCTATCCCCTCAAGGACTGGGAGGTCTTGAGTGGAACCCCTCTTATGAGGTACCCGGAGGCACCCTCATGCCATTGAGCTACAGCTTCAATCAGATACCTACCTCTGTCGAGGGGGGTATTCAGAACTGGCGACTAGTCACCACCGACGTAGAAGTTCACCAGGCCAAGTTGCTCAACCTCAACATGTATCTTGGAGTGATCCTGTCGAGCGCCACCTACTCGCAGGCCACGGTTCTGTCTGCCGCCCAGACGGCCATTAGCAACTACCTATCGTCACTCAACTATGACGGGGTAGTCCAGGTTTCTGAAATCCTTGCGTTGGTACAGAACTTGCCCGGAGTCGTGGCTGTACGATTCTTGACAGATGCCGACTCTGCCGCCATCCTGTACCCCGGTGGTGACCCGGCCGGTTCCAACTTTGCCATCCAGTCGGTCAACGACGAAGACGCATTGATTCATACCTACGCCACCGACGTAGGAGGACAAATCAGAAGAGCCATTGACGTACCCCTCTCAGACGACACCCTGGCCTCTCTGGCAAATCTATACATCAGCGCAATGGCCCAGAACACCTTTGGTGCCGTATAGCTCATGGGCCTCTCTTATCTTCCGTCCCAGGGTCAGTATGCTCTAACGCCGATCCTTCCAACGCCAACTCCTCCCGATCCACCGGTCATCCTTCGTCTTCAGGGGGGCGCTAACAGTCCGTCGAGCGATGTTGTCTCTACGGTCACCAACCCCGTCAACATCTCTCCACGGATGGCGGATAGGCTGAGCAGCTTCCCCGAAGAGGTCTATTCGCTTCTCCCGACCGACCACTTGGTCAAGCTCTTGAAGGTTCTACTTGGAGATGCCGGAGCCGGTCAGCTTAACAAGCTGACAACCATGGCTCGACTCGGTACCGTGATTCAGGGAGCCAACTTCTACGACCTGGACAACTTCTACGGGGCCTTGTTCGGAGTGCCTCGAAATCCAGATGAGCTTTACGACATCAACCCGTACACCGACTCTGCCGAAGCAGACGTGTGGTCCAACATTCGGGCTCTCGACAACAGCTACCGATCACGTATCGACCAACTCGGGAGAGCGATCAGTTTTGGTGCGTCTGCAATCGGCATGCAACTTATAGCCGAAGCTGTTTTGCAATGTCCTTGTGCCATCTTCGAGTCGTGGAAGCTTGCCGACGAAGGAGTAGTGACGTGGAGCGACTTGGAATCCTACACGTGGGGAGAACTTGAGGACTACACCTGGGGTGAAATAGAATCATTGTCTGTCCCATCCAGTTCGGTAGATCGCAAGACGTTTACTATCGTCCCCACCAGAGCACTATCCAACTCTGAGGCTTTTGGTCTTCGACAAATCATCAACACCATAAAGCCAGCAGATACCGTAGTGTTCATCGACAAGACGGGAAGCAACTCTCAGACAGAGGTCACAATCAGCGGAGTAGCTGCCGACAGTTCGTACTGGGGCCTTATCGAGAGCATCATTCCTCAGGAGCAGTTCGCCTCTTTCTATGACCTATCCACGACCGTTCAGCCCGGGGGGTGGAGAGAGGTTCTCCGTGCTGCCCTGACCGAGTATCAGGGTGAGCAGATTTCTTACGGGGGAGACATCGTTGGTGTGTCGGCTTACGACACCGACTCGCAAGGCAACATCATCGATACCAACGTCATCGATTCATACACTTTTCAAGACGGAACGACAGTCTATTATCCCCCCAGCCAAGCAATTGGATCACGATTCTTTTCTCTAGCGGGACGCTATGTATCGGACGGCATCCTTCAAGGTGCCCCCTACTCTAACGACACCCAGAACGTTCCGTCTACGACCAACAGAGCCCCCATGTCAATCTACGTTGACGGAATGGAAATCAACAACCTCGTAGCTGCTCTAGAAGACCCCTCGATCATCAACACCCTTGGAGTGAACGCTCCCGATGAACGATACTGGTCAACACCCCCCAGATTGAGTAGCGACAACCGAACCGAGACTCTCGACGTTACTCTGGTCGCCTCTCGTCTCGTCAACAATCTTACCTTCTCCATAGCGCACTTCCCGCAGATCGTACAAGTTCAGACCTTCAACACCGAAAGTGCTTCGTGGGAGACAGTCTATTCACGAACGATCTACGACTCAATCCCGGCCTACATCAGTTCCATTCCCCCAATAGCTCACAGTCACCCGCAGCACTCCGTAGCCGGAGCGTGGGATACCATCAACGTCTCAATCCCACCCACCGAAGTGTCCCAAGTGAGATTGGTTCTTCAGCGCATTCCCAACGGGACTCCTCCCGTTGGTCCGGTCAGCGTTCTCGACCCCAACGCAGGATCGAATTCCAACACGGCACCAGTTCCGTACTCGCTTGGAGTGAAGGACTTCGCTCTTGGATACCAAGTGGCTCAAGAGTCAGACTTGCCCACCCAGCCAATTGTTACTCAGGACGCCCTGGGCTCTCAGGCCCAGTTCAGCGTTCGACTAGAGCTTCCCCAGAATGCCGTCGACGGCTCTTCGGTTCCGTGGAGGAGCGCACCGCAGCCCACCTCCAACTCGGTAGTCAACTTCTACCTTGACACCAGAGACGGCTCCGGCAACCCTCAGCTAGTAGATGCACTCTTCATCGACCCCCTTTACATCGGACCACACTGTACCGTCTACTACTCGAACTCGGGGACTCACAATCTCGGGTTCCCATCTGACGCCACCAACCTTGTATCTCCCGTGCTAACTACGGCTGGAACGGTCACTCCTTACGGCGGCGGCTTGGTCTTTGATAGCGCACGTCCATCCTACGTAGACATTGAGAACACGGCAATTCAGTTCGATCCATCTCAACCCTGGTGGATCGGTGCCGTTCTTGCTCCCAACTTCAAATCATACGAGGGAGATGGACAGACCCTATGGGACCTCGGCAACGGACTTAATCTGTCGTTTGGCAACAACTCCATCACCCTAAACGGAGGGTCTGGGACCCTAACACTAGAGGACATCTCGTTCTCTTCTGGATCAACCATTGGCATCACTGTGGCCTATTTCCCGATTGCCACACCGTCCTTCAATGCGGGACTTTACCTGTTCTTCGACAACAACAATCCGCTTGATATCGAGAGGGCTAACCTGTCGTCTGGTCGAATCGTTCAGCCCGACCCACACCCGATCTTCTCCTCTCGATACATCACCGGAGGGTACTCCGCAACATTCGTCCCAGAGAGCATGGGCGTTCCTCAGCCGACATTGCGATTCGGTGGCACCCTGTCTGACCCTGGCGTTGCCAACTTCAAGCTGGTCGGTCTTGCCTTAAAGCAGATTCCCCTTACCGAGAGTGACCTAGACAACTTCACTTCCACCTACTCGACCTATACCGAAGTGACGGGTGACAATACCAACAACGCCTTGATCCGATACAACAACTCCAACGTCAGCCCAACGAACGCACTGGGGTGGATTGGTGGGCCGGGAGACTTTTGGAACCTCTTGAGTTGGACTCCTATTATGCGAGACTTCTCTCTACAGAAGGGGTTCATGCATCTTCCCCCTACGTCGGCCAAGTACTTCAAGTTGGAGTTCACCAACCTAATCGCCCAACCGATCACGTCACTCGTGCCGATCACCAAGACGTTCCAAACCCACCAGGGAACCTCTGGGTATCGAGTACAGAACATCAATACCCCCATCGCCAACAACGAAGGGGTATCTCCCCCAGGCACCCATGTTGCAATCGCCTTAGCCAACAGTGTTGCCTTTGGAGACGCACCCATTCTGCAAACACTCCCGACCGCCCCGTCCTCTCCGGCCGTCAATCAACCAACCTCGGTACAAGTAGCTCCCGACTACGCAGCACAGGCCCAGTTAGCTAGCAATGCGTGGTATTGGCAGTATCAGCAGTGGGCTGCCGGACCTACCGGACCTCGGTTCGTTAACAACGGCACTCACAACTACGTTACCTCCACAATCTCGCAGTCTAATCAGACTTCATTTTTCGTCGGCCTTAGCTCGATTGCAGCCTACCGACTCAACTTTGGCGGAACCGACGACACCCAGATGTACGAAGAGGTGTTCATTGACGACACCTTCATCCAAACGACAGGCATCCCGCAGAACCCGGGAGACGTAAACACCGATGGTCTAACCGAGTTCCCAGTCATCGACGTGTCGTCCACCTACAACTCTACTAGCCCAGTGATTGGAGTTCAGTTCGCCACCATTCAGAGTGACGCCGTTCAGATTGCATACGATGACGACTTTGGTGACTCGGCCACCGAAACTCCCTACAACTGGAACGACACCTCCCTACCGACCAGAGTTGGTAACGCCACCCTCAACTACATCACTCCCGCCAACACCGTACTGGTTTCAAGAGACACGATCAGTCATCCCCCTCCGGCAAGGTTGTCGGAGGGTCTAGTTGAGGATATCCCGTTCCCGATTTTCGAGGGAGTCATTCCGTCTGGTCCAGAAGAGATTGGACTAACCTCCGACATCGGAACCTACGGAAGCCAGCCCGGTAGCGAGGCTGCCGGATGGCTGGGTGGTCTGGGAGAAGGTCCCAACGTTGGTGGATTGGCGAATGCCTACTCTGTTCCTACGGCTTCGGGGATGGTGTATGGAGCAGTCAGACTCACCACCAACGACACGCTGGCATCGCCTCTGTCTTTGGAAATTGTAGACGCAGATTCAGACATTGTACTCACCTCTAAGGTTGTCAACTGTAGCCCGGGTCAGATCGTAGAAGCATACGTGTCTTACGAATTGGGCAGTGTGGTGTCTTCTGGCGGTCCTATTTACACCAGGATTGTTCAGTACGGCAACGCTCAGAACTCGTGGACGGTAGACCGACTGAGCACGTTCAACGACAGTTGGATTTGGGAGTTCACCAACGACGGTACCAACTGGATCAACGCAAGCAACATTCGAGACAACGCTTTTGGCTTGGTAACCTTCCCTTATCCCGGTACGACGCTCAAGTGGAGGCTTACTGGTGTACGACCAAACGCCCACGTCAACTACCTAAGAGTCCGACCGGTATACGACAACGTAAAGTCAGACGCCCCACTAGGGATAGTTAGGGGTCCGAACTACTCGATGTACGACCACATTCCTCCCATCGATCAGGACCCGTTCTTTGATGGGTGGCACTCTCCGATTCCTTACTGGTGGTATGCAGCCTCGAACGAGTACCCGATCCTCAACATCCCCGGCATCCCCAACCAGAATGAGTACAGCAGATTCTACGAACGAGTTGCCGACGACTCGGCCTCGGTATCCGATTCGGTTACGAGAAGCGTATACGACTTCCGTTATCCGTCTGACTCTGCACCTTCCGTTGAGAGTTTGACTCGTGAACTCTCAAGCTCAAGGTCTACTTCAGATTCAACGTCAGAGTCCGACTCGGCAGTTGCCGTGATCGTTCACCTCCCGGACACGCCAGACATCGTAGCCCCAGACGTACACGACCTGCCCAACCCCGGGTAAATCCCCCTAATAAGTGTAAGGCTATAGCTGAAGGTGAGAGTTGAATGACTTGGACTGAGATTCCAGAAGTTAAGGTTGCGGGCCACGGTCTTGGTCGACACATCGACAGAACCGACGACTTCGAGGCACGCAAGGTCGGTATCCAAACCGCTGCCATTACGGACAAGACGTGGGTCCGTCACTGCCCCCCTTTCAATCAGGGTGACATTGGTAGCTGTACCGGAAACGCTTCTGCTGGCGCCCTGATGACCGACCCATTCTGGGTACCGGGTCGAGCTTACACCGAACGGTCTGCTGTCTACTTCTACTCTCAGGCAACCCACTACAACGGAACGCCGAACGACTACTATCCGCCCAACGACACTGGGTCATCGGGACCCGCCGTAGCAAAGGCCCTTGAGGCTGACAAGCTCATCTCGAACTTTAACCATGCAGTAGACCTTGAGACTTCGCTTGGGGCCATGATGGTTGTCCCGGGAATCTTCGGAGTCAACTGGATGACTTCGTTCGATACCCCACTTCCTACCGGCGAATGTCCGCTGCTTCCGAATGCCACGGTACGAGGGGGACACGAGATTCAGGCTTTCCAAGTGGATGTCACAAACGAGCGGGTGTGGTTCTACCAGTCGTGGGGAGCCACCTGGGGTGGACTCGGCAACGGCACATTCTGGCTGTCCTACAACACCCTCGACTCGCTATTCCAAGAGGGTGCTGACGGAACGTTCTTCGTACCTCCGGTCATTTCCCCTCCCGTTAAGCCCACTCCGGTGGTCAGTCCGACTCCGGTAGTTGACCCGACACCAACGCCAGGGCCTTACGGAGACAACTTCTTGTGCCGTCTGACGAAGTTCTTCGGTCTGAAGTAACGAGCTAGGTGTTCTTCTACGGACTTGTGCGCCTCAGCGAGGAGCAGGAGGACGTAGAGGATCGGCGCCCCCATCTCCCCGAGTGCGAAGACGAGTGTTGCACACCACAAGATGTTGTGGTAAAGTTGCCCGGGTAGTACTACCTATGGTATAATTGCTCCTTCATGGGTCTATTCCGAGATGAGTTCAAGGCATACGAATTCCAGGCAGAGCATGTTGCTATCGCCTACACTAGGCCGTCAACTCTGTTGACGTGGGATACAGGAGCGGGGAAAAGCGTAGCTGCCCTAGCTTTGGCCTGCTTGATGCTCGAAGACGACAGGGTAGATAACGTCATCCTTGTGTGCGAGAAGAACAAGCTCGTAGACACCGAGTGGCCGAAGGATATCGAGAAGTTTACGTCGATCCCTTGGGGGCTCTACTATGGGACTCCGGCCAAGCGTGCCAAGCTTAGAGAGAACCTTCCAACCTTGGTTCTGACTACCTACGACACAATCAAACGAGACGCCGCTGTATTCCCTCCTAAGGCGTCCAAACGAAGTAAGCCTCTCCCTACCCCCGGTCCGCTTCTAGAGGCCCTAGAGGGGCGCAGGGTGCTTCTCGTGTACGACGAGACTACGAGACTAGCCAACCGAACGTCCGACACCCACAAGGCCCACAAGCTGTTCGTAGACACCCTGGCTTCGGGGGCAGGTCTAACCACCCTGGCGATGACGGCTACCCCGATGGAGAAGGACCCGGTTTCTCTTTACAACCTTGGTCGAATCCTGACCCCTCACACGATGCCTACGGTGAGCGAGTTTGAACACGACTACGTATCGAGTTGGGACATCTTTCGCAACCCCTCCCGGTTCAAAAACTTGAAGGCCGACGAGATGACCCCGAGGCCCGATGGAACCGTACCGATTCCGTTGGCAGATCGGTTCAAAGGGATCGTCCTGAGGAAGCGAAAGAGCGATCCTGACGTGGTGAAAATGTTCCCGAAGAGGCGTGAGCTACCACCCCTGTTCGTAGACCTTGGGAAGACTCACAGAGACTTCTACGACACCGTTCAGAAAATCTCCCAGAGCCTATCTGACTTCGAGCAGAGACAATACGTCAACGTCCTCCGACAGATAGCCGGTCATCCCATGGCTCTCACCCTAGCCGAGGGAGATGTGGCTAAGGAAATCGTAAGTCACGTCAGTCCCGATGGACTCAAGTCTATGGGGTCTGCCAAGACGGACCGCATGCTGTCGTGGTGTCACGAGGTAGTGAAAGACCAGGGGGCTCAAGCAATCATCTTCACCTATTTTGCCCACACCGTCATGCCGTTCCTACAAGAGGCTCTCGAAGTAGACGGGTACACCGTCAGCGTCAACCACGGAGGACTCTCTCTTCCCGCCAAGAGTATGGCTCAGAAGAGATTCAAGGATGGGGAGACTCAAATCTTCCTCACCTCGGATGCCGGGTCCAAAGGACTCAATCTCCCAGAGGCTACGTACCTACTGCACTACGAACGACCCCCGCTCCATTCTCTGTTCGTCCAGAGGTCTGATCGAATCCACCGGATTGACTCTCTGGCCGACACCGTGTACATCTACTCTCTGGTTGCCAGAGGGACTATCGAGGAAGGTCTGTACGAACTCAACCTCAGACGGAACGACTGGTCAGACAAACTACTGGGGGATGACGAGACAGATGACACGGCGTTCCTCAAGGCTTCGGATCGAAAGCTACTTCTCAAACAAGGCAGAGCACTACACACATAGGAGGACTCAATGAGTCAGAGCATCACCGACAAAATCAAAGAGCACGTCAACAACTCGATAGACGCCTTCTCGCAAGGAGAAACCATTGAGTGGGACGTGTTCCCCATCATGGGACCGGAAGGTAATGTGGCCCACTGCATCAGTCTGGTGGGGTCCTCTCCGGTTCTAGGGGAAACCATTCAGACTAGCGGACTCATCATGGGGGCGAAGGATGCTCAGGGCGAGAACATCGCCCAGTACGTCCAGCAAGCCCTTGAGGCCATCCGTCAGCAGAGGACCAAGCTTCTCTCGACCGAGCTACCTACCGCCCACACGTTGCAGGTCCCTGGCCTGAGTGGGAGTTAGATCGGTCCAGAACCGACCACACTCACATCGGTGAGGCCCGTCGTGCTCGATTTTTTTAGTGCAGTTGTGGTCGCCTGAGTGACCGTGCGCCGTGTACTCTGGGCATAGTGCCATGTGATTTTACCTTGACTTGGTTTCGGTTACGTGTATGCTATCAGTCATGACCAACGACATCAAGCGGTTCGAAGAGAAAAAGCAGTGGCTTGGGAAATTCTTCCTGACCCTTGCGATGATCCTGTTCGTATTCTGGGTGGTTGGCATTACCCCAGACTTTGGATGGGTGGCCTCGGCAGTATTCTTCGTACTGCTTCTGGTGAGCGGAACTCACTACTCACGTAAGGTGGCTAGGATTCGTTCTAAGGCTCCCAAGCTGGATAGAGGGGGCCACGTAACCCTGATCGATTAGCAGGGCTTAGATCGAAGCACAGAGGGTCTAGGGGGTAACCCCACCCCGGTAGTCCACTTTCAGTGCTGCCTCTCTGAATAGAGAGGTGCCGGTACACGGGCACCGATGGTTTGTACTATGATCGAAGCACGTAGGTGCCACACATACTCTGGTAGCTGGGTGATGGATAGTTCGAGCATGGCCGCAGTCCTCGCAGATATCTGTAGGATGAGGGTCTGTCACTCGATCATTGTCCATCCACCACCGATCAGTACGAAGTGGGGCTAGGTCGTGTTGTTTGCGGTCTTCCTCGTTGGCTTCCATTGGAGTCAAGTATACATGACCAGGAAGCACTTGACAAGTGCCTTCTCGTCTGTCATACTTCATAGGTCGTTCCACTCAGTGTGTCCGAGCGATGACCGTGGTTAGGCCAGAGAGCAAACCCATGGTGAGGACCATTACGAACCGAGAGTCAAGCTAACTCTCCGTCATCGGCACCCATTCTCTGAGTGGGAAGCTCCGAAAAGGGCTTACATTGTGCTGCCTGACGTTAAATCTAGGACTGTGGAAAAGTTGGGGAAATCCCGACAAGTACTACTCTCTGTTAGAAAGCAGAAGCTAACGCTTCTAAAATACTAACAGGTAAATTGTCTTCAGTACTTCTTTGTGTTATAATTGTACTCTACTGTTTTGTAAAGTAGATTACAGTAGTCTACTTTAGACTGTCCAGACCAGGGGACTTGACAAGCCGAGGGGTTTCGACTAGCATGGTCAGCATGACCACCACCACTAGACGTACCAAGAAGAGCAAGCCCTACCGAAGCAAGGACTTCACCCTCGTGGAGTCACTCCCCTCTCTGGGGGTGAGCTTCCATGACCAGTGCCACGTCATCTCAGCGGCCGGGGTGAAGGAAGGTCCACCGGCTACGTTCCTGTCGGCCCGAGTCGACTCCGCTGGCAATCCGGTTGAGGTGAACGTGCTTTACGGCTACTCCAAAGAGTCGGCCAAGCACCTTCGTACCTTCCGGCCCGACCGCATCCGGTTCCAAGCCGTCAAGAATGGTCGAGTCGAAGCCGTGAAGAGTCGAGACGTTCACAAGAAGCCTCGCACCTTTTCGTCTGCTCGCTACCACTATCCCCGGGCCGACTTCGGGTGCATCGACACCGTTCACTGCCTGCACACCACGACCATCGTCGGGAAGTCTTGCAAGTGCTGCGGCGGCGTGGTAAAGTGACCGCCATGCCAATCACCCTACCCACTACTGCTGACCCCGCTCTGATTCTTCACGGAGACTGCATCGAAGTAATGTCTCGGATCGAGTCGGAGTCCATCGACTCTATCGTGTGTGATCCCCCCTACAACCTCGCCTTCATGGGCAAAAAGTGGGACGATAAGGGGGAAGGAAAGTCCTTCCAGAATTGGTGTGAATCGTGGGCGACCGAGGCACTCCGTGTCCTCAAGCCGGGTGGCCACCTACTGGCGTTCGGTGGGACGAGGACGTACCACAGGTTGGCGTGCGGGATTGAGGATGCTGGGTTCGAGGTTAGGGACAGCATCCACTGGATATACGGCAGTGGGTTCCCGAAGTCTCAGAACGTGTCGAAGATGATCGACAAGATGGCTGGTGCTAAGCGGGAGGTGGTGGGCACGAAGGTAGGGCTACCTGGCTATAGCCTGACTGATAATCCAGGAGAGGGCGTTGCTATGAGTGGCAACGTAGACGGTTCGCTCCGCAACCCGGTGGCTGAGTGTGAGATAACTGCCCCCGCCACCCCCGCAGCCGTACAGTGGGACGGTTGGGGTACCGCTATCAAGCCCGCTCACGAGCCCATCGTTGTAGCCCGGAAACCATTCAAGGGGACTGTCGTGGCGAATGTGTTGGAGCACGGGGTGGGAGCACTCAACATCGACGGCACCCGGATCGGCAATAGTACAAGAACCAACTCTAGTGGTCCGTCCGTTGAACAAAATGGATTTGTAAAGGGTTTCGTCGGGGGTACAGAAACAGAACAGCACAACTTTGGTCGCTGGCCTGCCAACCTAATTCTGAGTCACGACGAGGATTGTGTGGAGGTCGGGATGCGGAAGGCGAAGACTAGCGAGGCGGTGGAGGAGAACGGTGTCACGTCGAATGGAGTGACCGTGGTGGAAAGCTACGCCCCGGGTACAAAGAACGTCCCCCACGCCGATGCCGATGGAACAGAAACGACCCCCGCCTACGAGTGCGTCCCAGGCTGCCCGGTAGCGGAACTGGACCGACAGAGCGGCATCCGTCATGGATTCAAGGCTCAGAACTTCAACAGACCTGGTGCGAGCTATAGTAAATCCATCTTCATAGGTGTAGGGTCGGGTTCGGACCACATACCCCAGGCGTATAATGATATTGGTGGCGCTAGCATGTTCTTCTACAAGGCCAAAGCGTCAAAAAAGGACCGTAATTACGGAATGCCGGATGGGGAAAAGAACATTCATCCTACTGTCAAACCTATAGCTCTTATTCAATACCTGTGTCGTCTAGTTACCCCTCCGGGCGGTATAGTTCTAACCCCATTCAATGGAAGTGGCACCACGGGTATAGCTTCCATTAGAGAGGGTTTTCGGTTTGTTGGCATTGACAACAACGAAGATTACATCGAAATCGCCACCAACAGGATCGTACAATCAATCATCGACTCAAGGAAAGTAGGTGTTGCGTAACCAACCTCTCACACGGACTGAGAGACTCGCACACACAGCCATACGTAAGTGAGGCCATTGTTACCCTTCCCGGTACGTGGCTGGGCCTTGAATGAACAGATGCGATAGTCCATAGCAAAACCAACATAGAAGAAGTCGCAATCCTGCGACCCACATCGAAAGAAGGTCAGCTATGCTAAAGCGCATCGCACTGACAGTTGTATTCATCGTCATATTCGTCGCAACAATAGGATCACCATGGGCAACGGCTTCGGGGACAGCACCATATCGGCCGCACACTCCGCATTTGTTTCTGCAATCGAGTCCGGTTCTCTTCGCCTTCCCGCTAGTGAACCTAACTGGAAAAGTATCCCCGGCACCGTCATCAAAGGTGGGTCCTGTAGCTGTAGTCGTTCCCCCTACAACGCCAACTACCACAACTTCAACCACGGACCCACCCTCTGTTTCCGTAAGGGCTCCATCGACTCCTGCACCTGCGGTCATCCCGAGTGTGACGGTTTCCACCACCACCACGACGGTACCGACTGCACCGACGCCTGTACCCACCTCTGGTAGCGGACCCACCGCTGAACAGATAGCCGAGTGGGCCGTGGTGAGTGTGTGCGAGAACGGACCGGGAGCTTGGAATCCCCCACTCGGTTCGGCCTTTCCCGACTCCCTTGGAATCAAGGCGGTGAATTGGTACTCGAACGGAGGGGGAAGTGACCTGTCTCCTTCGGCACAGACGGCCGTGGCAATCCGTATCGAAGGTGCCGGATACGTACCCGACCAGAATGGGTGTAGCAAGACCGGTTGGTAATGTGATAAGATGTCTACCATGGTAGACATCCTTGTCAACGTGTTCGGTTGGGTCGGAGCCCTGTCGGTATTGCTCGCCTACTTCTTGGTGACGACCGGTAGGGTTCCGGCCCGTGGGTGGTTGTTCCAGTCTCTCAATCTGTTAGGGGCTGTCGGCCTCGGGATGGTGAGTGTCTATTACCACGTCTTGCCGAATGTGGCCCTCAACTTCGTGTGGCTGCTGATCGCTGTCTCTGGACTCTGGTCGCTACGTCCTGGTAGCGATTCTGCTTGACGATCACTGAAGACTCGACTATACTGAGGTCTATGACACCCGTAACCGACTTCGAGACAGCACAGGACAACCTTGCGGCCTCGCTTCCCAACTACGAGCGTAGGGAGAAGCAGAGTAGGCTCGCACACAAGATCGAGTCTCAGATTCGTGGTGAGGGAACTTCTCGCCATGCTCTCTTGCAGGCGTCGACTGGAACTGGCAAGTCGCTTGCCTATCTCATTCCTGCAATCCTCTCTGGCAAGAAGGTCGTGGTGTCGACTGCCACCAAGGCGCTTCAAGATCAGATCGTCGGCAAGGACTTGCCCTTCCTTCAGGAGCACCTTGGAGTTGACTTCACCTACGCCATGCTCAAGGGACGGAGCAACTACGTATGCCGAGCCTCCGTAGAGGGACTCGAAGGCGATGACGCCCCCCTCAAGACGACGGTCGAGAAGGTGTTCGAGGCCAAGAAGGATGCAACCGACTTCCTGGCAGAGAGGGACGATTTCGATATCGAGGACCGTGTGTGGCCGAAGCTCACCGTATCCTCTTCCGAGTGCCCTGGGCGTAGCGAGTGTCCGTTCGGGGACGAGTGCTTCGTTGAGAAGGCTAGGGCCAATGCAATGAACGCTCAGGTTGTCGTCGTCAACCATTCGCTTCTCCTTACCGATGCGTGGTTGGACGAGGTGTCTAACGGCAACGGAACCCTCCTTCCTGATTATGAGGTTCTGATTGTTGACGAGGCCCATGAGCTTGCCGAGTACGCTTCCTCTGTATGGGGGGTGACTCTCAAGGAGAATCAACTCCTCAAGCTTGGCACTGACGTTGGAGTACATATCGGTCGTTTCGACGCAGAACTGGCCCGGGAGCTTTCCATGGTCGTCCACGAGTACACCGATGGGGTGACCAACCTATGGAAGAGCCTGAGCGAGGGGCGCCTTCGTCAGAACGAGGTGATCGAACTTGCCGATCACATCATCACCGTCAGCGCCGAACTGCAAGAGATTCTCGACATCGTTAAGTCGGCCAAGCCTCGCAAGAACAACAACTCTGCCGAGCAGAACAAGAAGTTGGCTGCCGCCCATCTCAAGATTGTTCGTCGTATCGAGAATATGATCGACACCGTTCAGTCGCTTATCACCGACGACTTCTCGGAGGTGGTTCGTTGGGTGTCTATCGAGCCTACGCTCGTTCGGGGTCGCAAGGGAGTCGACATCAAGGTCATCAACTCGGTCCCCATCGAGGTAGGCAAGATTCTTGAGCGAGAGCTTTGGGCCACAGACCGTCTGTGCAGGAAGTGTGACGGAAAGGTTTCTGATAGCACGTGTGGCCGTTGCAACGACCGTCGCACCAAGACCAACATTACCTCCCTTCTTCTGTCGGCTACCCTGAGCATCGGAGGTCAGTTCGACTACGTTTCCAATCAACTCGGACTTTCCAGCTACGACTCGTTCGACGTAGGAACTCCGTTCGACTTCCCGAACAGGGCTCGACTCTACGTTCCGGCTCACCTTCCCGAGCCCAATAGTGACAGTCGGTCGTGGGAGGGAATGTCTATCTCCGAGATTGACAAGCTGGTCCGGGCTAGCGACGGACGTGCCCTCCTTCTCTTCACGTCGAACAAGCAGATGAGGTCGGCTTACGAGGTGCTGTCTTCCCGTCTTCCGTACACCTGTTTCATTCAGGGCTCTGAGTCGAACAAGGTGCTCGCCGGAAAGTTCATGGAAGACACTCACTCTGTCCTGTTTGCTACCAAGTCGTTCTTCACCGGAGTCGACTTCCAAGGATCAGCGTGCTCTTTGGTGGTGATGGATAAGCTCCCATTCGCCGTACCGACCGATCCAGTTTTCCAGGCCCGGTGCGAGGCCATAGAAGCTCGTGGTGGAAACACCTTCAATGACTACACCATCCCGATGATGACCTTGATCCTTCAGCAAGGTTTTGGACGACTGATCCGTCACACCGAAGACACCGGAGTGGTTGCCATCCTCGACCGTCGTCTCACCACCAAGGGGTACGGAAAGCGTATCGTCAGGGCTCTTCCCGACGCCCCACTCATCACCACCATGGATGAGGTGTCTGACTTCTTCGAGTCAGTGTCATGAATCCTACCGTTCAGATGGTCACTCTCGTGGCTGGTACGGTGATCCCCACGGTGGTAGGTCTTATAACGTCACGAGACTGCTCTGTAGTCGTCAGTACGGCACTAGGGGCGGCTATGTCGGTACTGGTGGGCATCATTAGTACGTGGAGCTTTACGGGGCAACTGAACCCCGTCTCGTCGGTCATCGCAATTATGTTCACGTTCGTCAGTACGCTAACGATGTCGAACGCCATCTACGAGCCGACCGGAGCTACCAAGAAACTTCAGAGCTTGACATCCATCAACATCGGAGGTAGGGTGTAGCTATGACAACGACCCAGACAGTAGACACGTTCATCAATCCCGATGCCATCAAGGCGAAGATCGCCACCGGCTCCATCACCCTAGCGGAGGTGACCCGGGCAATCGCCAAGCCAGAGTCGCCTGCCCTTCCGGTTGCTGTTGCTCCGCTCCCGTCCAAGATCACCGTCGGTCAGCAGAAGGCGCTGACCCACCTGGAAGAGGTCTACGGAGTTGTTCAGCCCGAAGAGGTTCGTGCGCTCACCGACGCAGAGGTGGTCGAACTGATGGAAGAGCGGTTGACTCTCGATGAGGTAGAGAAGGTGGCTACCGCTCGAAAGGAGTCCATCAAGACCGCCGTGCTCAACCACATCGACACCGTGGTGGGAGACGGACCCCGCAACAAGGAGGGTCACGTTCTCACGCCGACCAAGGTCGAGTCGGTCGACCACCAGAAGGCATTCTCGTGGGAGGTTAGCAACCGTGGGGGCTCCATCGATGCCGCATCACTCAAGGCGCTCGAAGAGTCTGGTGACCTATCCCACGACGACTACCTGGCCCTGACCGATCAGGTACGTGTGGTGAACGAGTCTAAGGTGATGCTCGCTCTGCAAAAGAATCCCAAGCTGCTCGACGTGCTGGCGAAGGCCGTCACTGGAACATCGCAGGTTGGTTCCCTCTACGTTCGAAAGGCGTAAACACATGGCAAGGAAATGTCGAGAGCACGTAGGTAGGGGAGTAGTCTCGTTCGAGTGCTCTCTGGACGAGGGGCATGACGGGCCGTGTATGGCTGTCGAGAATCAGCCCAGCGTAACGGCCCGGAAGACATGGGAGCGTGCTTCTGGCTTGGAGGATCGATCCAAGCTTCCGTTCCCTAATGCAGAGCCGCTTGGCGTGTTCCAGGGACCGCCGAAGACCTCCCAAGAGGGACTGATGGAGTCGGCCCCAGTCTCGACGGTAGACACTCGTGGGGGAGCCCCGGGTGAAGTGATTGATCGACAGGCCCCTCGACCCACTACGTTCTGGGCTGGCGCCCCCGACAAGGAGGACGCCCCGCTTGTGCCCAACCAAGATTTCCCGCAGCGCCGATTTCAGGTTTCTGACGAGGACTCTCTCGGTGGTCGTATTTCCGTCGAGCTTGAGCGGCAGGGTGTCGAGTTGAGCAATTTAGTTACCAGCATCTACGTCGATCTAGAGAAGCTTCTTGGAGACGTTCCCGCCCCCCTTGCCGACAAGTTCGGTGAGCTTGAGTTCTTGTTGGGCGACCTGACCGGTGTGACGTGGGGGTAGAGAAGCCAACCTCACGGTCATATCTGCTCAAGGACCCATCCGACTACCAGTGGCAGGATGTTAGAGACTACGCCCTGTGGTCTATCTTCGAGTACTGTGGACCCTTCGAGCGTCAGACCGTAAAGGAGAACTCAGTCTTCAAGAGCTTCTTCGGTAGGTACGGTCCAGAGCGGTCGGTGGCTATCATTCGATTTGCTTTTGGGGTATCGAATGGTCTATGGTATGGAAACCCCATTGGAGTGAACAAGTTCTCTAAGGGTGCTGACCCGTACTTTGCGGAAGAGATTCTCAAGCTCATCGGACTGAAGGAAACGAATGGAGACACAAAGACTTCAACTACCACCACTCCCTCACGGGATCAGGACGTTGAAGACGGCAGAGTCGAGACGGCTCTCTCAGATGCGGGAGAATCTTCCAAGCATAGCTGAGTGCGTAACCTGCAATGGTGCCAAGACGTTTCGCTATTACAACTTGGAGACTGGTAGCGATGAGATTGTCGAGTACGATTGTCCATGCAAGGATCAGTGGATTGCCAATCGATTCTTCAGTTACAACGGAGTTGCCCTAGCGCACCAGAGAATCTCTTGGCGTGATCTTCGTCCCTCTGAAACCGACGAGCGAATCTTGTTGGAGTATGTGGTGAACCTAGACCACGCCTTGAGGTCTGGGATGGGTCTATATCTGTTCGGGAAATACGGAACCGGCAAAACGTCGGTTGGGGTCCTCATTCTAAAGGAGGCCCTAGCTCAGGGGTACCCAGGGCACTTCACCTCGTTCATGGACCTGAAGGACACGTACACCCAATCCTATAGCGGAGGGGAAGAGGATCGTGAGTGGTACAGAAAAAAAATACGAGAGACACAGTTGCTTGTGATTGACGATCCAGGTAAGCAGTCAGCCGACAGTCAGAAGGGGTTCGAGTATTCTCGAACAGTTCTTGATGATGTTCTGCGCCATCGTATGGCCGATGACCTCCCTACCATCATAACTTCCAACCTTCCCCTTGGAGAGTTTGGTGAGGGGTACGGAGATAGGCTTAGGAGTCTGGTCACAGAGAAGATGCTGTTCCATGAGATGAGCGGAACAGACTTCCGTCCAGAGCACGCCTTGGGCGTACAGAGGCTAGAGAAACTAAGGCTCACCAAGCCGATTGTGGTCCGATGAGCGCCGGAGCAGAGAAGAGCCTCTTCGGACTGCTTCGTGAGGTTGAGTCTGTTGAGAAGCTAGCCCTAGAGGGTTTCTCGTCAGAGTTCATACCGACCATCGAGCTACGACCGGTTTACGACTGGGCTCTCTATCAGTATCGTCAGTCGGGTAGAGAGATTGCCCCTACCGTAGAGATGTTCCGGCATACCGAAGTCGTCGGACAGCCCGGTAAGAGTATCGCCTCGCTTCTTGAGGAACACAGCATCTTCATGGATGACACTCCCGAGGAGTCGGTTGAGTGGGTCATCGATGAGTTGAGGGGTCGGCACCTTACCAGGATGGCCGGGCAGATGTTCAGGGAGGCTAGCGAAGAGTTGGTTGGGTCTTCTACGGCCGACCGCCCGGACGTGTTCAAACAGCACGTGTCTAAACTTGTTGGGTTGGCGCTAGACATTCAGTCTGGTAGGGGAGTGTCGGAGCTTCGTGAGAACGCCGGAGACATCATCTCTGATTACGAGAGGCGCAAGGCACTCGGACAGGACTTCATAGGAATGAAGTTTGGGCTCGATCAGATTGACGCCCACATTGGAGGGGTACACGAGGGCGAGTTGGGGATCATAGCTGCTCCCCCCAAGGGAAGCAAGTCGTTCATGATTGATCGCATTGCTTTGAAGGAGTTTGAGGCTGGCAGAAACGTTGTCCTGTTCACTCTTGAGAACTCGATTGAGATGACTCGCAATCGCATTGCCTGTCTCGCTACTGGGGTACACCCAAGGCGATTCGAGGAGGGTCAGTGTAATGAGGACGAGGAGCTTGCCATCCAAGCATGGGTAGACACTCTAGAGGATGGGGATAACACACTGTTCATCTTGCAACCGGACCAGGGCTCAAGACGCATTGACCAGATGGTCCTAGAGGCACAGATTCGTTTGGCCGACACTCTACTCATCGACCAACTCACCTTCGTAGAGCCAGAGAATCCCAAAGACGCCAGATACCTTCAGGTGCGTCAGATCATGCATACCCTCAAGACCCTCATCTCTACGGGACACCAGAAGATGTCGTGCATCATGACTCACCAGTTGAATCGAGAGGGCATCAAGGCCGCACGCAAGAACGGCTATCTCTATATGGAGGACTTTGCCGAGGGTTCTGAGGTGGAGCGAACGGTTGACTGGGCTATCGGAATGTGGCAGTCGGAGGATGACCGAGAGGTAGGACAGTTCCTCTTCCAAATCTTGGCGGCACGACGAAGAGACTTCAAGGCATGGAAGGTTGCCTGGGATATCTCGACCGGCACGATGGAAGTCCTCTTCGAGGAGCACGTCGGTTGACCCTACGAAAAGGTTCGGCAGCGGCGTCAGTCTCTCCCGGGGTAGGGCAGCTATCGTCTCTGTCTGAATCCCAGAAGTACTCCATGTCGATTGACCTTCTCAATGAGTTCGGAGCCCAGAACCTCAGAGAGAACGACGACGAGTTGATTCACTCGTGTCTGCTTCCGTTCGGGATGCATACCAACGGTGACGCTAAGCCGTCCGCAAGTCTGAACTGGCGCAAGCTGACCTATAACTGTTTCGGGTGTGGTAACGGCGGAAGTCTGTTGTGGTTCGTCTCTCTGTGTCGAGGGGAGGATATCGGACAGGTCCGTCAGTGGGCCGACTCCAAGACTGGACTGGAAGTAGACAGCGAGGAGAGTCTGGCGTCTCTTCTAACGTACCTAGATTCCCTCTACAACCCCGCAATCGCAAGTCAGGCCCCTCCGATACCCCATTTCAACCCAGCGGTCCTAGAGCCGTGGAGACTGATTCATCCATACCTGACCGAGATACGTCACATTCCGGTAGACAACCTCGTGAAGCACGACGTGGGCTACGACGACAAGCTGAACCGAATCGTCTTCCCTCTGTGGTGGGAGGGCGACCTCGTTGGGTGGCAGACTAGGCGGATCGTCAATGACGGTACCGCCAAGTATCTAAACACTCCCGACTTCCCCCGGGATCGGGTTGTTTACAACGGGAGCGTTCAGTGTAAGAGTCTGGTGCTGGTCGAGTCTCCAATGACGGTCATCGCCAAGAGCCACCTGGCTCCCGAGTACGGGTTCGTAGCCACCTTCGGAGCCAGAGTGACGGCGAAGCAACTACAGGTCATAACCGACCTGTCGGTTGGGAGAAACACCCCGCTCATCCTCTGGTACGACAATGACAATGCCGGATGGGAAGCCACTCGCAATGTGGCCGAAGATGTGCTAAGATATTGTGACGTATTGGTTGTCGACAGTCCTTGGAACGAGGATGCTGCCGGACTAGACGATCAGACAACTCTAGAGTTGTTGCAGAGGGCAATCCCCTATTCAAGCTGGACGCCACCAGCAGAAATCAAGGAGTGGCAGAGATGAAGAAGTACGGAACCGGAGTAGTTCTCCCCGAAGAGGGGGACGACAAGAAGACCGCAGCCAAGAACTTCTCGGAGAAGGACCGAGAGGCCCTCATTGAAGAGTCGTCTGAAGAAGACGAGTAGTTGCTTCAGAGACTCTCTGGTCAGGAGTTAGTAGACGCTACGGATCGCACCACGATTGATCCCGAGCGGCCGTTCCTGGTTGGTGTTGGACCCGCAGAGTTTTCTACCTCAGTGGCGATTGAGCCGTGGCCGTCCATTATCTGGGACACGAATCTCTTCTACCGAGATATGGGGGTACACCCAAAGGTTGATCGCAAGAGGATCAAGCAAGCTTATCTAAACAATCGAGGGCACGAGGACAATAGGCTGACGATGATCGCCTCTGTTCTCCTTAGTCCACTTAGGCGTCTGACTTACGATCTGGTCCCTCTAGGGTCGCTCTTCTTCGATGACGAGATAGAGGAGGCCGTGAGGCGGGCAGCAGCCGCAGAAGCTTCGGGAGTCCGTGCAGGTGGCGACGAGGTAGACGAACAGGCTCTCAATGACAAGATAGACCAGATGAGGATAACTCCCCCTGGTGAGATGGACGAGTTGCCCGAACGAGAGGACCGTTACCAGTGGTCCTACTACCTCTATAAGAGCGGTCATGACGACACCGAAAAACTTTCTTTGTGGCGCTCCGAAATCATTCGTGTTTTGCATGAATCAGGGGTTGACAAACCACCTAGACTTGGCATAGGATACATGAGTAGTAATGATCCTTCCGAGAAGATAAGGGTTTTACAAATAGGCTTCCGTGTGGTAATATTGATAGACGAACAAGCTTCGATTGAAGTAGATCATCTCTCCGATATCGTGAGTTCGTTCAGTCAATAACACACAACCACATCACAAAACAAACACAGCCGTGCGGAAACGCACCTCAATGAAACAAGGAGCAGCAAATGGGTAACTTCCAACGAGGCAGCAAAGCAGCAGCAGTAAGCGGGGGCGATTTTTCTTCCCGTGCCCAGTTCTTCAAGCTTGAAGACGGAGAGCAGGTCGTGGTCCGTTTTCTTACCGACCCGGAACCTGTCGAGTCTCCGAACGGCGACTTCGTAGGTGGGTGGATCACGGTGAACTATCACCAGAACATCCCCACCAAGGGTGCTCCGGCAGGGTATGACTCCACCAAGTCGTGGCCTGCCCGCATGGCTGCCGTGTGTCGTCACGATCCCGCTCTCAGTTACTCTGATTGCTACATCTGTGATGTCCTGCACAAGGACGACCCCAAGAGCATCAAGAAGCCAGCGAAGCGGACTTGGGCCGCTGCGGTCCTTCGTGAGGAGGTCAAGGAGGATGGCAAGGTCGTCGGTTACCGGGACCAGACTCGAACGGTCACCCGAAAGAACTCCGATGGCACCGTTGGAGAGACTTTCGAAGAGCCTGCCGTCGTCAACCTCAACTTCGGATGGAAGAACTTCTTCAGCGCCCTTGAGACGAACGCCAACATCAACGGGGGCACTCTGCTGGACCGTGATTACCTCATTATCCGCAAGGGTGCTGACGTTGACACGGTGTACATCTTCATGGCCCTTGATCGAGTGCCCCACTCCGATGGGACTACCTTCGACGTGCGTAAGCCCGAGCACATGGTCAAGTACTTCCCGAGTGCGTTGACCATCGGCTCTGCTGCTGCGTCGGATGAGTACCTCATCCCGATCATCGAGGGGAAGGCTGCCGACGACTACTTCGCTACGTTCTTCGACCGTACCGTGGTTGCTTCTTCGAACAACTCTCCGGTATCTTCCGGTACCCCGTCCGCTGCTCCCGTCAACGACGCCGCTAACGAAGAGTTGGAGGCCCTGAGGGCACGGGTGCGTGGCTATCCATCGCCCGCCGCCGAAGCAACTTCGGAGGACGAGAAGCCTCTGGTTAGGGCGTTCGACTGATCTATCTGCTATGATGGGCCTACGGCTTAGAGGACGAGCCGTAGGCCCATTGCAGATAGGGGGCACCCATGAGGCATACCGTTATTCAGTCGTTCCATCCTTCTCCCTACCACCACTCGGGTGAGTATCCATCTCCCTGTGTCGTTGAGGACGTTGACGGAGTAAGAATCTTCATCTCTCCACTGGGAGAGGACCCGGAAGCCATTAAGGACATTGCTCTGTCCTCTGGCTGCACGATGACGGTCATCGAAGACGTTCTCGGAGATGGCAACCGGCTAGTTAGCATCCACCACGAAGAGGGACCGGAGTGGGCCGACGAGTTCTCCTTTCCCGGCTACCCCTCTTACCGAGAGGCCCTCTCGTTCTACGCTAGCCAGCCTACCGGAGGATTCGTACACCTACATACCCACTCAGAGTTCTCGTCTCTGGACGGACTCTCTACCGTCAAGGAGATTGTCGAGAAGGCTGTAGCTGATCGACAGCCAGCCATTGCCATCACCGACCACGGTACGTGCGCCTCGCACCCGCACCTTCAGACCGAATGCGACAAGGCTGGCATTCAGGCCATCTTCGGTCTTGAGGCCAACTTCGTAGACGACAGGTTCCGTAGGCCAATCACCGCACCCAAGGGCTCTTCTAAGGAAGAGCTAGATATGGTCAAGCAGGATCAGTCCGAGGTTCGAGACTACTGGCACTTGATTCTGTGGGCGCAGAACGACGTTGGTCTACGCAATCTCTGGGCCATGTCTACGGAGGCTAACCGAGAGGGCTTCTACTACCGACCAAGAATGGACTGGGACACCATTGAGAAATACTCTGAGGGCGTTATGTGCTCGACGGCCTGTCTCCGTGGTCCGGTATCGTCGGCCATTCTAGAGGGCAGGGACGACTTGGCCCTGGCTCGCATGGCTCGACTCAAGGACATCTTTGGTGATCGTCTCTACGCAGAGATTCACACCAACGGACTAGAGCAGCAGAAGACCGTCAACGAGACAGTCGTTTCGTTGGCCGACTCTCTATCTGTCCCGCTGATTGCGGTTACCGACTCTCACTACTCGTGCCCGGAACACAAGGATGCTCACCACGTCTGGATTGCCGCCCAGACTAACAAGTCGTTGGGAGACGATAGCGGACTGTTCGAGGACGATGCCGACTATCACATCATGACTCGGAGTGAGGTAGAGCAGTCTCTTAGCTACATGAATCCATCCGTTGTTCAGACGGCTATGTCGAACACTGTTCGTCTAGCCCAGCGATGTTCTGCTCGACTCTCTGGTGATCCCACCCCTCCGATCTACTCTGTTAGAGGAGGAGTTGAAGCTGACAAGGAAACTCTCATCGATCTGTGTCTCGCTCACTGGGAAGAGAAGGTCGTTGGCAAGTCCCGTCCTCAGAGTGAATACGTAGAGCGATTCGAGTATGAGATGAAAATGCTCATCTCGAAAGACCTGTGTGGCTATTTCGACATTGTGGCCGACTATTGTCAGTGGTCTAAGCGTAACGGCATCCTGGTGGGTCCTGGTCGGGGTAGCGGAGGTGCCTCCCTGGTCGCTTATCTGTGTGGAATCATTGAGATTGATCCCGTTGACGCTGAGCTACCCTTTGGACGTTTCCTAACTCAGGGACGTACTGAGCTTCCCGACTTCGATATCGACTTCCCAAGCGAGCGTCTTCCAGACGTGATCGCTTACGTGGTCGACAAGTGGGGAGAGGAGAGTGTGGTCCGAGTAGGAACTCACATCAAGCTCAAGAGCAAGGGTGTCGTTCGGGACGTTGCACGAACCCTCAAGGGGATGGTCGAGATTGACTACACAGACCTTGAGGCCATTTCCAAGATCATCGACAACGCAGAACGAAACACCGCTGGTCTTGGTCTGTCGTGGGAGGAACTGTGGAACCTTCATGGAGATGAACTAGGTCCATACCGCTCTCTGTATCCTCGCTTGTTCGAGTTGTGCGACATCATGGTAGGTCGACTCAAGAGCTATGGTAAGCACGCTGCCGGTCTTGTGATCGCTGCCGGAGAGAACCTCACTGACCGCCTACCTCTTAGGCGTGGTGGCGACAACGATGACGAGCTTGTGGCCGAGTTTGACAAGGATGCTCTGGCCGCTTTGGGCCTAGTTAAGTTCGACTTCCTCGGACTGAGGAACCTCGACACCCTTCAGCGGTGTGTCGATTTGGTCAAGGTCCGTACGGGGGAGGTGATCGATCTATACCGTTGGAAGAGCGAGTACGCAGAGGACAACGTGTGGTCCTTTCTCTCTGAGGGCAACACCCTGGGGTGCTTCCAGATTGAGACTACGGTGGGCACTCGAATGACTCGTTACGTTCAGCCCAAGAATCTGCACGACCTTGCCGACGTTATTACCCTCGACCGACCGGGACCAATGAGAAGTGGGCTAGACAAGCTGTATCTAGATCGTCGGTTCGGGAGGGCTCCGGTTACGTACGCCGATCCCCGACTGAAAGACGTGCTTCACCGCACCTACGGAGTCATGCTCTACCAAGAGGACATCATGGGTATCTGCCAGAAGCTAGCAGGATACGACGAAGAGCAGGCCGACTATGTTCGGAGTATTCTGGGCAAGAAGAAGGTCGAGGCCGCTAAGGTTGAGGGCCGCAAGATCGTGTCTGCCGCCATCGAACGAGGGATGACCCAAGAGGCAATCGAGGCCATCTGGACTCAGATGGAGGAGTTCTCTCGCTACAGCTTTAACAAGGCCCACGCTTACGGATACGCTGTCCTGGCCTACTGGTGCGCCTGGTTGAGTTACCACTACCCCGTCGAGTTCTTCACTGCGGCTATGTCGACCGTAGATGCCGCTCGCATTCCCGAGTTCGTCATTGGCTCGAAGGCTCGAAAGTCTCCCGTGCTGCCCCCCGACATCAACGTGTCCGGTCTTGGGTTCACGGCCGACGAGTCAGTGATCCGATTCGGTCTGGACGCCATCAAGGGGGTGGGAGACAAGGCGGCAGCCAGCATCATCGAACAGCAACCGTACTCGTCCTTCGAGGAGTTCATGGAGAGGAAGCCGGTCAACATCGGAGT